ACAGGCTCAAACCCGTGGCAGTGCGCCGCAGTATGTCAACCGCACGGCAGGACATTGCCGACTGGAACGCCGCCCGCCGTTCGGCCACCAGCCCAACCACACCGCGACAGTACCGCTTGCAGGACATTTACCAGAACTGCGCCACCGACGCGCTGCTCTCGTCGCAAATCAGCAACCGTGTCGAGCCTACACTGGCGGCACCGTTTGAACTCTGCACCCCCGACGGCAAGGTTGACGACGCTGCCACCGCCGCACTCAACTCGCTGCCGTTTGTAACCGACATTATCCAGCAGATTGTGCTGTCGGAGTTCTACGGCTACTCGCTCTGCGAGATTGACACCACCGCGCCGCTGCCCGAACTGGTTGTGCTGCCGCGTCAGAATGTCGATATTGTCAACGGCGAGTACCTTGCCAACGTGACCGACACCAACGGCATACGCTACCGCGAACTGAAAGAGTTCGGCCGTTTCATTCTCGAGTTCAACAGCGGCCACCTCGGACTGCTCAACAAGACAGTGCCGCACGTGCTGTTCAAAAAGTTCGCGCAAAGTTGCTGGTCGGAACTGTGCGAGATTTACGGCATTCCGCCGCTGGTTCTGAAAACCAACACGCAGGACCCCGAAATGCGTGAGGCGGCGCAGCGTATGCTTCAGGATTTGGGAGCGTCGGCCAAAATGCTTATCGACACCACCGAGGAACTTCAGTTCGCCACGGGCGTCAGCACCAACGGCGACGTGTACAACAATCTGATTCGGCTCTGCAACAACGAAATCAGCCTTGTGGTGTCGGGTGCCATTTTGGGGCAGGACACCGAGAACGGCAACTACTCGAAAGAGCAGGCCTCAATCGGCATTCTCGAGCGCTTGATTGACTCCGACCGCCGAATGGTGGAGCAGTATATGAACGCCACCGTGCTGCCAGCTCTGGTTGCAATCAACCTTATGCCCGCAGCAGCCGCCAGTCTCAAATTCCGCTTTGCCGCAACAGAAGATGCCGCCCAACTCTGGCAGAAGGTGAAAGACGTGCTGCCCTACAAGGACGTCGACAACAAATGGCTTGAGGAGAAATTCGGTCTGCCAGTGGCCGATAAGTTTGCCGACACCTCCGAACTGAGTGCCAGGATTGAAAAACACCTGACAGGCGGCGACCCCGATTTTTTCGCCTGACGGCACACCCAGGCGGGTGCGGGTGCGCCGAGTGTCAGAACCCGAAGACTGTTAGCCTCGTTTTCCGTGGCAAGCCCACGCAGAGCGCCGATGAACTTTACGCTGGCTACGCCAACCAGTTCCGCAAGGCCACCAAAAAGGCTTTTGCCGACAGCCCCTACGGCGAGTTGGCCGACCAACTGAACGCCAACCTCTCGCGCTTTTCGGCCTACAAGGCGGCCCACATTGAAAAGGCGTTTAACGGCATTTTAAACGACCCAAAAATGACCGATGAGCAGCGCCGCATTGCCGTGCGTGCAGCCGAAGAAAAGTTTGCCCGCTGGACCGATGCCGAGTACAACACCGCCACCGCGCGTTGCATTACAGCCGAACAGTTTGCCGAGTTCAACGACCCTGAGCACACCAGCCTGTTCCCCAACCTTGAGTGGCTTGCCACACGCAGCACCAATCCGCGCGAGGAGCACCAGGCGTTTGTGGGGCTCATTCTGCCCAAAACCCACGACTTTTGGCGGACACACACACCAGGCACCGAGTGGAACTGCAAGTGCGACCTTGCCGAAACCGACGACCCAGCCACCAATGCCGCCAATCTGCCCACAGCCAATGTGCCGAAAGGTCTCGAGGGCAACCCGTTCTATACGGGCGAGGTGTTTACAAAGGACGTGGGGTATATAAGGAATATAGGGAAACTGAATTTGGATGCTGGGCTCGCGAGCAAATATCCAGCACTTCAACAATTAGTTGATATGGATAGTAAGGCGTATCGCGCCGATTACTATTCTGACGAAGGCGGACTGCTGAAAACAAGTCGTGACCGTATCAAGGAGGGCGACAAAAACAAGCAGGAAAAAGAAAAATTCGACAAAGAACACGCTATGTGCCTGACATTGGCCAAGGTAAATCATATTGTTGATTATAGGGCAAGCGTAGAAGGTGAATTTGATATTTTTTTAGACGGGAAAAAGGCTGACTTAAAACAAACAAACTCACACAATAACATTGTGAAATATGGCAAAAAGGCTATTCGGAAACAGGGAGCGGATTTGGTTGTGTTTGAGTTCGGGGAAATAAACGCACATATATTGAACGAATTAGCAGCCTTACAACGAATAGGAATACACGGCTATTATATGGTTGGGGGAATTTTGGTACCGTTTTAAAAAATCAATGCCTCCCGAAGGAGGCAAGGCTGGTGCGAACCTTTCGGCACGCCCCTGAAACACTGCAAATATATAAAACTTTTTAATATCAAAACACTATGGAAAATCCAATTAAAAACAATGAACTTAAACAGTGGGCTTTGTGGGGAATAATTCTGCTGTTACAACGCGAACTTGATTCACTTCACAAGAGCAACAACCAAAGCGGCAATACTGGAAACGGCAGCGGCCGTGCTGACAATGGTGGCGAGCCAACTCAACCGGAGAGCGTACCGTTCGCGCCTGAACGCCCCAACGAACCCGCCGTCGTCTACTTTAAGCCGTCCTTTGTAGGTTATCTTAATGCTGCGTGGCGTCTGTTCAAGGAAGCCTTCTGCAACAAGAAACGCCATAACTTCATTGTAATGCGGTGATTCTCGATATTCGTTCCAATCGTCTATGCTTATATGATTTGCCTCATAAAATATGCCCAACACAATGTCAGCAATTCCTCGCGTCGACGCATTCTCTGGCAATGGTTCGATTTTAAAATTCTTGTTACTCATAACTGTAAATTTTTAACCACCTCAAAACTAACAATTATATGAAACGCCTATTATTTGTCGTCGCAGTGTTTGTCCTGATAGCCATTGAGGCGTGGCTGCTTGCACGCCACGAGCGCCGCAAAAACAACTTTAACTAATCACAATTGCTATGACCCCAGATGAATTTAAACGGCATTTTACAGGCATTCAAATAGCCATTAACAAAGCCATTCGGCGCGAACTGCCAATCAAAATCGGCAACAAGGCCGTGAAAATGTTCAAGCAGAACTTTAAGAACGAAGGCTACTTTGGCGAGAAATGGAAAGACGTGCGCCGCCGCACCAATCCGCCCAAGCACAGCCACCGTCCTGACAATGCGCGCCGCAAGATTCTGACAGGCACTGGCGCACTGGGGCGGAAAATCAAACTGAAGATTGAGCCAGCCACCGCGATTGTCTATTCGCCGCTCGATTATGCCGAAATCCACAACGAGGGCGGACGCACGCGCCACGCCGTCATTCCAAAGCGTCAGTTTATCGGCGCTCACCAGGATATAAAGAAAATGGCCGTCGATACCATAAACGGCACAATGAACGACATTTTTAAAAAACTGTGATATGAAAAGTTACTTGCAATCGCTCGCCGCTCGGCTCAAAGTGGCCGCGCCCGAACTCAAAACCGTCGAACTCGACTGCGGACAGTTCGAACAGGAACAACCCGCCGTGAAGTTTCCCGCCGCGCTCGTCAATCTGTCGGCCACCGATGTTTCGCACGTCAAGCCCAATCTGATGAACTGCCGAGCAACGCTCACTGTCACCGTTGCCGATATGCGTTTCAGTGGTGTGCAGCGCGACCCCGCCGATGCGTTCGGTTTCGCCGACACGGTTGAGACGCTGGCCACCAGCCTGAACGACTGGACCGACGGCCGTTTCAGTCGTCTGCACCTGACTGCCATTAACCAACTTCAGAGCAATCCTGGCTTCGTAGTCTACCAACTCACATTCGCAACCTCCTTCGGCCTCGCGCCTTCGGCAGAACCCGAACCAACGGCAGAACCCGAACCAGAACCAACACCTGACACCCAACAACCAACACCCAATACCTAACACCCCAACACTATGGACGTCACAAGAACCCAATCGTACATTGAGTGGCAGCGGCTTCACGAGGCCGTGCAGAAAGACTCGTTTTTCGAGCGCCGCACCGCAGGCGAGTCGCCCGAGCAGCGCAACCGCCGCATTGAGCGCGCACGCCGCGACTATCAGTATTTTGTCAGCACCTATTTTCCGCACATTGCACGCTGCAAGTGCGGCAAGTTCCAGATTGAGGCCGCCAACTGGATTCTGCGCAACCCCAACACTCGCGCCGTGTTCGAGTGGGCGCGTGGTCACGCCAAATCGACGCATATGGGCGTGCTGGTTCCGCTGTGGCTCAAAATCCAACGGCAGCGGCAGTTCAACACAATGGTGCTGGTGAGCAAAAGCGAGGACTCTGCAATCCGCCTTTTGGCCGACCTTCAGGCCGAGTTGCAGTACAACGACGCCTACATTGCCGACTTTGGCCAGCAGATGAAGCAAGGCTCGTGGGCCGAGGGCGAGTTCACCACCACCGACGACTGCTATTTCACAGCCATTGGTCGCGGACAGTCGCCTCGTGGTCTGAAGAACAAAGGCCACCGCCCCGACTATATCATTATCGACGACCTCGACGATGACGAACTTGTGCACAACGACGACCGCGTGCGCAAGGCAACCGAATGGGTGCTGTCGGCACTGTTCGGCACAATGGAGGCAGGACGCGGCCGCTTTATAATGGTGGGCAACCGCATTGCCAAAAACTCAATCCTGACAAAGATTATCGAGCGTCCTGGCGTACACCACACAAAGGTGAACATTCTTGACCGCAACGGACTACCAACCTGGTGCGAGAACTACCAACCCGACGAGGTGGCCGAAATGCGCGCCATAATGGGCGAGCGCAACTTCCAAAAAGAGTATATGAACAACCCCACAACCGAGGGCGCCATATTCCAGCAAAAGCAGATTCATTTTGGCAAGATGCTGCCACTGAAAGAATATCGCCAACTGGTGTGCTACACCGACCCGTCGTTCAAAAACAGCGCCACCGCCGACTACAAGGCCACAATGCTTGTGGGCAAGACACCCGACGGCCATTTCCACCTGCTCAAGGCTTTCGCCGACCAGACCAGCGTCAGCACAATGATAGGCTGGCACTATCAGATTATGGACTACGTGGCGGGCCGTGTGCCTGTGATGTACTATATGGAGTCGAACTTTATGCAGGACCTGATGCTCGACGAGTTCCAGAAGGTTGGCAACGC